CGATTGATATAGAATTGGTAAAGAATGCTATCTTTCAACAATGGCGAGTTTTTGGCTAAAGGAAAAGTAAACAATGGCAGATGTGCTACATCATGAACAATGCCCTCAATGTGCAGCTAATGGTAATGATAACAGTCGTGACAACATGGCTGTTTATTCCGATGGTGGGAAGCATTGCTTCGCTTGTGGGTATCATATGCACGGAACAGAAGATTGGAATGAAAAGAGTATGAGTGTAGAAAACATTAAAGAGTTTAGTGAAGAAGCAAAACAGAAGATTAAAGACAGTACATCCACCAAGGGAAAAGGGTATCGTGGGTTAGACGATAAGATTACCGGCCCTTTCGGTATTCGTTATGAATATGACGAATCCACCGGGGCTGTTGCAAAGCAATACTATCCTGTGACAATCAAAGGGGAGTTGAGCGGCTATAAGATTCGTAAGCAACCTAAGTCATTCTTGTCTGTTGGTGAGACAGGGAAAGTGTGTGACTTGTTTGGTCAGTTCAAGTTCAAGACTGGTGGCAAATATGTGTTAATTTGTGGGGGCGAAGTTGATCAGCTTTCCGCTTATCAAATGTTGCGTGAATACCAACTGAGCAAGAGTGGTGGGGAGGATTATGCTCCAATTGCTGTTGTCTCTCCGACAATCGGGGAGAATTGTAAGAAGCAGATTCAGAAGCAATATGACTTCCTCAATCAGTTTGAGCGTATTGTTGTGGGATTTGACAATGATGAGGCTGGACGTAAGGCTACGGAAGATGTGATTGATGTCCTTCCTCGCGGTAAGGTGTGGATTGCCAATTGGAGTTATAAAGACCCTAATGAATATCTGGTGAACGGGAAGAGTAAAGAGTTTATTCGGGATTTTTATAATGCCGAAAAGCATACACCAGCAGGTGTTATTGCTAGTGATAAAATCTTTGAAGAAGTGTTGAAGCGGGCAGAGAGTGATAAACTGCCGTTTGCACCATTTCTTGATGGGTTGAATGAAATGCTTGCGGGCGGTATCACTTACGGGTTTATTGTCAACATCCTTGCCGGGTCGGGGTGTGGTAAATCTGCGCTCATCAATGAGAATGTTATTCATTGGACTAAGAAGTTAGATGTCAAGGTGGGTGTTGTTAGTTTGGAAGCCGATGCCGGGTACTACGGTGAACAGCTTCTTAGTCGATATATCGGTAAGAAGATTGCATTAATTGACAACAAGGAAGATAAGGTAAAGCTGCTTACTTCTGACGATACAAAGCGACTAGCACATGAACTATTTACAAGTGCTGACGGAAGCCCTTCTTTCTATATCCTTGATGATCGTGGTGATTTTAGCCAGCTACAGGAAAAGATTGAAGAACTGGTTGTTGCTTTCGGTGTACGTGTAATTATTATTGATGTTATCAGTGATGTGTTTGCCGGAATGACAATTGAACAGGTTGACAAGTGGATGCAGTGGGAGAAATGTCTTGTCAAGCAATACAATTGTATATTAGTAAACATCGCTCACGTTCGTAAAGCATCTGGTGGTGAACAAGCAGGTAGTCAAGGAGCGTTTTTAACTGAGGAGAGTATTCTCGGTAGTGGTAGTCAGTTCAGAAGTGCCGGTATCAATATCTCTTTACAACGAGATAAGAATGCCGAAGACGAAATTGACCGCAACACAACCTACGTACATCTCTTGAAGTCTCGTGATACTGGTATGACGGGGAAGGCTTGTGAAGTTTTCTATGATTTGAAGAGTCACACTTTGTATGACAAAGAATACTACTTCTCGCATGTCACTTGACAATCTCTGAACTTAGCCCGACAATACGTTCGGGCTTTTTCTTTTTATGGAGACAACATGAACCTCTTACACTACATTGCAGACATCGAAACCTACCCCAACTGCTTCACTGTTGCCGTCATGCGTAGTGATGGGAAGCATTCCAATGTGTTTGAGTGTAGCGAACAAAAGAACGACATTAACCGCATTCTGAAGATGATGGATTGGTTACATGCTAACGATGGGTGTATGGTGGGGTTCAACATTATCAACTTTGACTACCCTGTTCTTCATGAACTGATCCAGAAGCGCAATATCATCCCAAAGACAGGGAAGGGTATTGCCGCAATGATGTATCGTGCTGCACAGAAACAGATTGACAGCTTTAAAGGTGATGGGTTTGGTAACACTGTCAAGGAAGCAGACCGTCATTTCAAGCTGATTGACTTGTACAAGATTCATCACTTTGATAATAAAGCTCGTGCCACATCATTGAAGATGCTTGAATTTAACATGCGTGAGCAGAACATCTCAGACCTCCCATACCCTGTTGGAACAAATTTGTCACCAGAACAGATTGAAGTGTTGAAGAAATACAACCTGCATGATGTGAAGATGACTCTCGCCTTCTATAAGAAATCACAGGAACAGATTCGGTTTCGTGAACAACTTAGCGCAAAGTACAATCGTGACTTCACCAATCACAATGATACAAAGATTGGTAAGGATTACTTCATCATGCGGCTTGAAGAAGAAGGGATTCCCACATCTATTGTCAAGCATGGTAAGAAGACACTGATCCAAAGCAAGCGCCCATTCATCGACATCCGAGATTGCTTATTCTCGTATTATGACTTTGAACATCCAGAGTTTATTGCAATTGTCGAATGGTTTAAGCAACAACGTATTACTGAAACAAAAGGCGTGTTCACCGATATTCTTGAGTACAAACTTGGGGATGTTGCTAAGTACGCTGAAATGGTGGTGAAGCGCAAGAAGCTGAAAACCAAGCCAACTGAAGCAGAGGAAAAACAACTAAAGAAAGAGAATCCATTGTGTTGGGTTGAAGAAGTGGAATTGAAAGCCAAGGAAACTAAAGCCAATGGTGGTGGGTTCAAGAAAGCCTACTGGCATTGCTGGCGAGTGGCTGAGACATTGAACGTAGTTGTAGACGGTTTCCGATTTGACTTTGGTACAGGTGGTATTCACGGAAGTATTGAAAGCAAGATTGTGAAGGAAAACAAGACATATATGATTCGGGATGCGGATGTAAGTTCAATGTACCCCAACATTGCAATCAGCAACAATGTCTATCCTGAACATCTCACTCGCAAGTTTTGTGAGATATATAAAGACGTTTATGAACAGCGTAAGAGTTTTCCTAAAGGTAGTGCTGAAAATGCAATGCTGAAGTTGGCACTTAACGGTGTGTATGGGGATAGTAACAACCAATACAGTGTGTTCTATGACCCGAAGTACACAATGTCCATCACTGTAAACGGACAACTGTCCCTTTGCTTACTGGCCGAGAAGTTGCTGAAGATTAAAGGATTAAAACTGATTCAAGTAAATACCGATGGTGTAACGGTTGCATTTCCAAGAAAGTATGAACAGCATTACATAGAAATATGTAATGAATGGCAAGAGCAGGTGAAGTTGCAACTGGAATATGCTGACTACTCTGCAATGTACATCCGCGATGTCAATAATTACATTGCCGTGTATACAGATGGGAAGGTAAAGCGTAAAGGAGCATACCAGTACGAAGGACTTGGATGGCACATGAACCAAGGCGGGTTGGTGATACCGATGGCCGCTGAAGCTGCAATGCTTTATGGAAAGGATGTGGAAGAGTATGTTCGTACACATGACAACGATTGGGATTTCCTTCTTCGTACAAAGGTTCCACGGAATAGTAGTTTGGTATTGGTTTATAAGTTTCACGAAGAGCCACAACAGAATATCTGTCGCTATTACATCGCCAAGGAAGGGGGGAAGTTAGTGAAGATCATGCCTCCACTGGAAGATGGCGGTGAGGATAGACAACTCGGTATTGACACTGAATGGAACGTACTAACATGCAACGACATGAAGGATTTTGACAGAAGTAAGATGGATTATGACTATTATGTTGCTGAAGCAAAAAAGTTGATACTTGATGCTTGACACCCCACACAAGGACGTGTGATAATTCCCTCATCGAAACAGCAACTGATTTGGAGAAATAAGATGTCCCTGTCTAAACTTGATATACTTATCATACGTGCTTGCAAGAGTAAAGACCCTCACACGCGCTTGATGTCTGTGTACCGTCGATTCTACTACAACGGAACAGAAGAGCAGATGTATCAGTGCTTCATTCCATTCCTCGCTGAATGTTGTGCTTGGTATAAAGGTATGCCACCAGATAAACTGATTGGACTGTCTTGTCCTGAATGGTGGCAATCGCAAGCTAATTTTAGTTGGGCTAAAACAACAGGGATGAACCTTGTGTTGGCTGTACGCAATACATTGATTAGTGCGTTTCCTGAAGAAATGATTTGGCCAGTTTGTTACCGGAGGAAAGTAGTATGATCATCCGTGAAGCCTCATTATGCCTTCGATTTTATACAGCAGACGGCTGGAAACGCTACGATGTTGTTGAACTTCTGGAAAAGGTTCCGAACAACGTCATTCCGTGTCATGTCGTCTGCCCTCGGTGGTTTGATAATCACGAGAAAGATAGGGAATACGGTGGATATGAATACAAAACTTCCACACAACATCTTGACTGTGACTACTACGCTGTGTACCATTCAGGTGTTAGCTTTGATGAAGAGAAGCTGAAGCAGCATACTATTATTCCTTTCGGGAGTGTTGTTGCCAACACAGCTTGACAATTAATTTTACAAATAAATTGATTGACTCTGGCTACTTCTGTGTTATATTGATTGTACAACGTAGATGTTTTGGAGAATTAAGATGAATGAAGCGAACAATGTTGTGAAGATTTCCGGTCTTGCCTTTGAACCAAGAGCCACAGTTGGAGGACAACGGGCAGTCGTTAATTATGACAACGGGTATCAAGCATCGGTTATTACTGGCGGATGGGCATACAGTACAGAGGATGAACCCTACGAGATTGCTGTAATGTGTAATTACGACCTGTGCTACGATACACCTATCACGGATGATGTTCTTGGGTATCTGACCGAAGAAGCTGCTAATGAAGTGCTTCAGCAGATCGCGGCATTACCGAATCGTTGGGAGAACTGTAATGACAAGTAAATATTCTATTGGCCAACACATCCGAGCCACTGTATCCGACCCAGAGTATTTCACTCTTGGACAACGTGGGAAGATTGTGTCCATCCAAGAGGATGTCCACAGTCCAGACGGGTACGCTTATTACATTGAGTTTGTTGATGGAGAAGTGTATTGGTATCTGGATTGTGATGAATTTGTTCTAGAACACTAAACAGGAGAAACTTGATGAATAGTAATAAACAGACAGGTGAAACATCGGGATTTCCAATCCTGACATTCATCTTCCTCATCTTCCTGACACTTAAACTGGCAGGGATTGGAACTGTAGCAACATGGAGTTGGTGGGCTGTAACAAGTCCTTTGTGGATTGGAGCAATCTTGATGATTTTGCTTGTCGCCTTTATGGTTTGGGCAGAGAGTAAGAAATAACGCAGCAATATGACATTTCGTTGTGTTGCTACTATTAGCGGCGTAGTCCGTATT